ATTGACTAAACACCACTTAGTTGTTAACTAAGTGACCTTTAATGTATATTAAAACTACATAACGGTTAAGGACTTCCTAAAGCTTTAAATTCTCCCAAGCAGAGATATAAGAACTTATATCCTGCTTTACAGGTTCCTTTCATTCATTTTTCATAATACTCTCAAGCACATCATTGTTAAAATTAAGTTGTAATGACTTAATTAAATCATTTGGTGCTGTGAATGTACTCTCAGTAGTTGAACTACCGTAGTATATTTCATGAGTATTATTAAGAATTCTAAAACCACCTCGAATTATTGATCCAATTGTCATCAAAGATCGGATTTTGTTTCGGTCTTTGTTGAAAATATTTTCAATATCGAGATCTTGGATTTCTTTTGATGCATTATGTAAAATAATGTCATCGCTTAAATCCCAGGTTTGAACAATTAATCAAGATTGTTTAATGGTATTATAGATAGAAAGGAAAACTGGATTATCAGATAATAAATTCTTATCTTCAATCTCAAATTTACTAAGAAGTAAATCTGGATTGTTGATAATATTATTATTGATTTTTCCAATTATACCTGCCATTCCTTGTGAAAGAATTCTTTTATATTCTAAAAGAGCTACTCCTTCACCTGGTATAGGATAATCATCATTCTTTACTAATAGTGTAAATAAATTTCTTAATTTATCATAACTATAGTAACCGAAGTCGATATCCAATGACAGGCCCAAAGCTTTGATCATCATAAGTTTATTTCTATTCAAATTAATAAAAACCTTTTTAGGAATTATCTTTTTTAAAGATAACTTCTTATTAGGGAATTTAGTTTGAATAACACTAAACTTATGATAAAGTCTAAATAACAACTCTACTAAAGAGTACTTACTTAAATATAGGTTACCTTTAATCTTGAAATAGTCATATAATATAATAAAAACCACTTGTGGATTTTTAAAATTATTGATTATTCCTTTTAAAGGAACACCTGTAATCTCCTGTTTTGTTAATGGTTTTATTCATCTTTTAGCAAATTCATACGTATCTTTAGATACATGAGTTTTGTTCAAAGACAC